ACTCATACTGCACCTCCCTGAATAACAGGTTCCGTTGTCTCTGCATTTACGGTCGCGCCCTCTTCGCGTCCCTTTATCCGATCTGACAGATTAAGTAACTCTTTAAGGTGATTTATATCGATCGTGTCGAGTTCTTTTAATGCTTTAACAAAGTTAAGTAGTGCCATATCTTGATCTTTTTCCGCAGCAGCCCTGCGTTCCGTAGCAAGAGCTTGGTTCTCCTGGACACGCGATACACGTTCTAATCCAAGTCCTCTGTCGGCAATAGAACGAGCCTCTGCAAGGTTAGTACGAGCTTGTTGTTCCGATAACGCTGCCTTAAGTTGAGCCATTTGTGCCTCTTGTTGTTGTTGTTTAGAGGCGACAATAGAATCAATAAGTTGCTTTTTATTCTGAAGGGTAACGGCCTCGAGGAGAACTTCATCGGGGATTGGTACGCCTATTTCGCGGAGTTGTAACAGTTGCGCAAACTGCATCTGCTTTTGGGTGGTGGTATTAAGCCCCTCTTCTACAACGGCGTCGTATTTTCCAAACGCCTTATTAAAGAATTGCGGAGCTGGCTCCTGTCCTTCGAGTATTTTTTTAACTTTTCCGGGAGTGAAATTTATCTGTATAAGATCGATCATAAGCTTGCCAAGGAGTTTTTGCGCACGGTCTAGGTGATCAAAAAGCACCTGGAGGGTCGTTAATCCAGCTCCCTGGCGAAGCATGGATAATATACCCGCTTTATCATCGATTGCGCTCCCGAGTAACTCTTCGTTAACTCCCGATATGCTTTCTATTTCTTTTCCGAGTAATTCGGATAATTGGATCATCGATGGGGGAACATTAGGGGGTTGGATTTGTTCCACATCAGACATAAGCGACTCTTCCTTAAGGGCAAGTCCCTTTCCTTGTCCTTGCAAGAAGACATCTTTAGGGTTAACGAGTGCGTTTTCCTTATATTTCCATCCAGAGGTAATTTGGCTCTCCAGGATATCGAGCTCAATAATACGGCGGCGATTGTAAAGATATTGAGCATCCCTAAGGCCACGCACAACACCTTGAATTCTGTGCGGGAAATAAGGCATTTGCGGAGCATAATAAGCGAAGACAGGAACAAAAGGATATTGATCGATACCCATAGGATTCGGACCATCGTACATTACCTTTCCTTGAACAACTATAGCCAATCTAACCGTAGGTATATCCTGCTCTATGACTGTCACTTGAGGATATACGCGAAGAAACTCTTTAAGACCTTCTGTATTTTCTGAGCGCCATTCCATAGTCTCGCCAGTCTGGGTATCGACGAGCATCTTTTGGGTGCGATAGTCTCGGTAATAAAATTCATCGTAGGTTAAGAGATTTTTCATCCCGTAGTTGTAGGACTCCGGCATAAATTGGAACTTGCCATCTCGTCCTGTGCCACTATCGTTTCCTATTAATCCCAGTATCTCCTCGGCCTTATCAGGAAGGAGGGATATACACTCACGTTTAGTAAGGAATGATCGTTTCCATATAGAGTTACAGTCGGATAAATCGGGTTTCCTAAAATACGGATCAATAAGGAAAGCGTTATAAGAACAATTATCTACGCGGATATTCCCCGAAACAGGATCTCCTCGGTAGTCCATCCACACCTGGAGAAGGTTCATACCTGTTACAAGAGCTCCTTCGAATGACTCGGAAATAGTTTCCAAGACGCCTTCTTGATTATTCACCCACATAAGGACTTTGCTAAACTGGTCCGCGGTAACTGAATCGGCATTTTCGACAGGAGAAACGATCGTAGATTTTCTATTTCGGCGTTGATAGCCGGTAATCATGTTAAGAACACGGCGAATTCTGTTAAAAGAGAACTGCCGGCGTCGGTTGGCAGGTAAATTCCCGTATAAATCGGTCCATAAGGTCTGATCGCCCGACCAAAATCGGGTATCAGTGTCCGCCTCTCCCCAGAAAGATTGATTAATCGTAATACTTTCTGCATAAAAGGCTTCCATGCGCGACAAAATTGGCTTATCGCGCTCGTCATAATATTGTGGTCCAAGCTGAGGGAATAACATTAGTTCTCTCCTTTATGTTATTAGCGGACCAAAAGTACTTACATAAAGGTGGAGAAGCAATAGTTTTGAAAAAAGTGGGTTATAAATCGAAAGAAATTACCCTTATTCTTTTTTTTACATGGAGAGGATTAGCGCAACGCTTCTGGCGACACGTAGCCTGCAGATCTCTGCTGTGTGGAGGAATTTCATTAAAATGGAGTTGGTAACAAAGGGCACGGAAGGAAAACATTCTATCTTCCCAGACAAATCCTTGCCGTGGAAATATCCAACATTTAGTAGGATCACGCCTTTTTATTATGGATTTTACCTTGCATATGGGAGAACAGAATATAAACTCTAAATGACGGGGATTAAATGACGAGGCTTTAACAGAGCTCATAAGGAGCGCGTCTGCGCAGAAAGCGCATTGGACTAATACGTTCTTATCTTCTTTATCAGAGAGCGCAGGATGTGGTGTATATATCGTCTCATCCCCTCCTAATCTTTTATTAAAACGAGTCTGTTGGAATCTAACCCTTGTCACTACCATACTCTCTCCTTAGAGTAGTTATGCTACTTTTCCCAATTACTTATGTTACATAACAATAATTATCAGCGCTTAATAGCTTCTTAGTTGAGAGGCTATTCCGATGAATTTGTTCACTTTATTTGCCGAGGGAAAGAGGAATAGCTACAGGCTCGGAAGGATTAGATAACTCATAAGGGGAAAGGATAAAAAGATTATTACTAGATGTCTGTGTTTTTACATAATCCATATACTCTACGACTTCTTTTTTTATCGTAGTAACTTCTTTTCTAATCCAAAAAAGGCTTAAGAAGTTAATACTTCCAATAGCACTTATTAATGCGATCTGGATAAGCCAGCGTCCTACAACGGTTAGTTCAATCATTATTTTCTCCTTTTATCTGATTCTAGTTTTTCTCTAATAAGCTCTAATAACTGATCCCATTTCTCCTCGTCCAAAGACGGAGCCTTTAATTCTGGATCGCAAGAGTTGGTTTTCTTGGGGGCTCTATATAAATGACATCGAAAGAAATAGGGAGTTTCGGGATTTTTAACAATCCAATCGCAATTTTTATGAAGCCAATAAAACTTATTTTTAATCTCCTCGTCCACTTCGAAAATAGGAGGGTTATAACTCTCGTCGAGCATAAGCTCTCCTATAGCGGTCATAAGAGCAGGGAAAAATGGATACTTAAAGAGTCGCCCATTCTTCTCGCCAGGTTCGGGCATGAAGTTAGCGTGACAGAAGTAGTAAAGAGCATCCACGAGCTTAATCATGTTCTCGTGAATTCTCTTATCGTTGTTAATTATTTGCTGCATAAGATCTCCTCTAAAAAACCATCTCTTCTACTGTTTCTTTATTAGACTTTTTACGCGAAGGTGTTTTAGGCTTTTCTCCCGACGCTATCTTGGCTATATTTTCCTCCTCGATACGTAATACCTCATTAAACTCCTGGATGAGATCCCTAAACTGCCCCACTATATCGTCCGGCCTCACAGCATCGAGAACTGCTGAACTAAATTTCTTAGAAAGAGACCTCACCGCTTCCTTAAGAGGAGCCTTAGCTTTCTCGTCGAGCTTTATATCGTGTTGTAAATAACTATAAATAGCGTGTATATATCGCAGCGCCATAAGATCGGCAGAGCCCATTCGGTATTTCATATATTCCTTAGTGACCAGGTAGATCGTTTCTAAAAACAGAAGGTAAGTTATTATTTTCTCCATACATCGCCTCCTGGTATCGCTTATCTAAGTCGTCTGGTGAAGGCCCAGGGGCGCATTTTTTCCAATTAAGGCAGAGATATCTCATAGCGTCGGCATAGTGCGAAGACCAATCGTGTAAAGGGTTAGACTTATAAACTTTCTTTTTAACATCAAACTCCTGACGGTAGTTACCTAAAGCCTTTAATAGCCCGGTGCAGGCTTGCTCATCTATCCACATTTTGGCAAAAGAACTCCTAACTGCCTCAATTCCATCTTCTATACGTCGCTTATCGGACACAATGAAATTTATACCTAATTGTCGCGCTTTCTCTATCCGGGTCATGCCGGAACCCCACTCGTTAACGGCAATATCATGAGGAGCTATATGCTTTCCATAAGAGTAAGGGTGCCCCTCTAAGATCTTTACATAATGCTCAAGACC